CGCAACAACAACCGAGACCACGACAGAATCCGACGAAACATCCGACACAACCGCAACAACAACCGAGACCACGACAGAATCCGACGAAACATCCGACACAACCGCAACAACAACCGAGACCACGACGGAATCCGACGAAACATCCGACACAACAGAAACGACAACTGAGACCACGACAGAATCCGACGAAACATCCGACACAACAGAAACGACAACCGAGACCACGACGGAATCCGACGAAACATCCGACAGCACAGAAACGACAACTGAGACCACGACGGAATCCGACGAAACATCTGACAGCACAGAAACGACAACTGAGACCACGACAGAATCCGACGAAACATCTGACAGCACAGAAACGACAACCGATTCCAACCTCCCCCAGACAGGTGATTCTAACATCTATGATTACATCCTGTTTGTTGCTATGGCAATGGTACTCTTCGGTGCCCTGCTTATGGTAAGAAACAGAAAATCCATGGAATAAGCCTGGATGACGGAGGAAACCAATCCGCATAAACACTAAGAGGAGCGTCTTCGGACGCTCCTTCAGATTGTCGAAAAAGTCCAGCCCAGAGCTGGACTTTTTTCAAAGGAAGGGCACTCCAACAGCAAATATCGCCGTGTGATTTATCAGTGCAGCAGCAAATTCAAGCACAAATGCATTGCCGACTTCACATCCGATGTCGGCACAACTTCGTCCTCGGACAACATCCTGACTCGGACTCAGCCGTGTTCCACGCCACATTTATATGAGCCTGAAATTCAGCAGAAGTTTCTGCAAGCCTTTGCACGGTGCTTCGGGCAGAGGAAAGTGGTGATCCGAAACTGCCGATTTGTACTGAATCAACTGAAAAAACAGAATGCTGAATATTCTGAAAATTCTTGAAACCTCAGCATCCATCCTCGAAGCTTTTGATGAAAATGTGTGGAATGCCGTACTGGAAAATCTGACTGTGTTCCATGATGGAAGCAGGGTATTTCTGTTTAAAGACGGAACGGAGATAAAAATTTGATAGAAATGATGAAACCCTCGGCAGTTAAATACTGTCGAGGGTCAGTCTGTCAAAAATCCTTATTAGGTTCAAAGGACGGAGTCCTTTGGCGGGTGGAGGGCTGCTCCCCACGGGGTGGGGAGACGTCACGAAGTGACAGAGGGGACGGCGGCAGTAAGCCGCGCAGTACCCTCGCAATATAGCCCCTCCCCCGTTGGGGGAGGGGTTGGGGCGACTCCCCACGGGGTGGGGAGATGCCGAACAAAGTGAGGCAGAGGGGACGGCACCTGTAAGGTGGGGGCAGTTACAGGGGTGCTAACCCCAGAAAACGACTTTTTCGACAAGCTGACCCTCGGCAGTTAAACTGTCGAGGGTTATTTTTCTGCGTAAACTCGGAGATTCTGTGCGATCGCAAACGATGGGCACATTTGCCGCTGTAATCGTTTGCACTTTATGCATCCAAAGCGTTTGCTATGCACCCACTCTGAAAAATATGCACCCACCTTGCAGTAATCGTTTGTCTTTTCATACTTTACAGCATAGAAAAATGCACCCTCTTTCGAGAGTGCATTTTCTACATTGTATCAATTGTGATACAAATTTGGTCTGAGTGACGGGACTTGAACCCACGGCCTCTACCACCCCAAGGGATTAGGATGGTTTTCTAAAGCCCATAAAAAACGGAAGAATTGGCTATTTTACGCCGTTTCTAAAACTACAAAAACCAAGATAAAATTGAAAAAAACATCTTAAATGTCGCAGTGGTGTCGCAGTAGATCATTCAATTTTGAGTAGTTTTCGAGTGCTTTCCACATCACTGTGCGCATACCGTTTACGGAGCATTTTCAGGTCTGCATGCCCGAGCACATCGGCAACGGCAAACAGGTTTTCACCGTCATTAACCCAGATGCTTGCCCTGGTATGGCGCAGCTCATGGGGAGTTAATTTGGGGATGTTCTCCTCTTGTTTGGCATAATGTGTCTGCATGTCATTCATAAATACATCATAGTGCCGTCTGCTCCACGTCCGTGGGCTGCACATCGTTCCATTTGTATTGCTGATCACAAATTCATGGTCATCACAAAATGCAGCGTTCAGAAGTGCTGCCGTCTCCGTCGAAATCGGCACGTCACGACGGCGGAAATCGTTTTTGGGTTCGCCGAGGATTACCTGCATTTTTCCATCCGTTCCCTGTACATCTGCAACGCCATGTCGGATGTGCAGGATCTTTTCGCCCAGATCCACATCTTCCCAGCGCAGCCCGAGTAATTCACTTCTGGAAATGCCATACATCAGCATCAGATGCACACCAAGGCCAAAACGATGACTCTTGGCGTATTCCAGAACCTTCCTGCACTCTTCCTTCGTGTAAGTGCGCTTGGGAGCAGCGCCGACGCTGCTTTTTAGTTTGATATTGATGCAGGGATTGCGTGCAATCATATCGTTCAGCACGGCTGCATCAAAAATGCGGCCCAGCGCCATCTTGTGCTTTTTCAGAGTTTCAAGGGCAAGTGTGCAGCCCTTCTGATTGAAATAATTCTGGATGTCGATCTGCCGGATGTCTGCAATTCTTCGCTTCCCGAAATACGGGATCAGGTGCTTCTCGATGCTGGTTTTATAGGTCAGGTTCCATGAGCTGTCCTTAACAGTACCTTTGAGGCTTTCCAGTACCTTTTTTGACCAATTTTCAAAAGAGGCGGGACTTTCGTCAAGGACTTCACCGGTGATTTGTTGAACCGCTCGATTAATTTTATACTGTTCCGCCTTAGCTCTGGCATCAGCCTTGCTGATCGCACTGTAGAAGCTCTTGCGGACGAGCTTGCCGTCGAAGGTCTTGCCGATCGTGATCTTGACCTCGTACATGCCGCTGGTATGATTCGGCTTTTCTTTTCTGGGACGTCCCATATTTGCCTCCTTCCAAGTAACCCCCTGTCTTTTGACAGGGGGTGTTTTTGTTTGCTTTACGGATCACAGACGCCACACGGCGAGTATCCCTGATTAATCAATTCTTTACGTTCACAGGTTCGTGTTGTCCAATAGGACTCATTTTTATTCTTGATAGTACGGCATCTGCTGTGATGGAACTTTCCGCTGTCTGTGTTGATCCAGTATGTGATTTGGATTCGAGTGGGGGTGGTTGTGGTCTTTTTTGTACTGGCGACTTCCGTTTCTGAGATTAGAGCCTCCGTTGTAGGCGGGGCTGTCGGAGGTTGAGTGGTCGGTTCTTCTGCAGAGATCAGCTTACAGTAATTCATCTTGTAATTTCCGAAAGTACTTTCTACCCTACCTTGAATTGTTGCGATATTGCCTGGCTCTACATCATTTACCTCGAGTTTGTCAAGCATTTCGCATTGATACCATCCGCTGTATCTTGATTCCCCGAAAAGATGAATTTCGCCATCATAGATCGTGTTTTCTTTTACTTCGCCAGTGATTTGTATATATTTCCCCTTAATAGATTCCTCAAATTTCTCTTCATCATCCATTAGATGCGCCAGTTCCACCGCATCATAGATACCAAACAACTTAACTTCTCCATGAGAGATAAGAATGGATCCATTGAATTCAAGGCTGCGGTTAGATAGACGCTTGAATCGCCCCTTGACGGTGACTGAACAACCTGGGATCATATCATCAGGCACAGTTTGTCCCTCTGCCAGTTCAAAGGACAGGTCATAGGTGTTGGAGTAAGCGGCAATGACATTTGTTGAAACTACAAGCTCATTGTTTGTAATACTATCAAATTCTCCTGTGATTTCATAGATATTGTTCTTGCACTCATTGACGGCAGCGGTCTCATCGGCTGAAAATTTTGCGGCAAAGTCATCTGCTGAAATAGAAGTTGATTCCAAATTCTCTATTGGCTCATCATCAGGGGACAGAACTGCCATGATCCCGGTCATAATGAAACAAGAACCAAATATCACCACAAGCGGGATTACAATTGCCAGAAGGACATGGAGCGGAACGCCTGCGGACTTCTGCGGGATCGAAGAACGAACAGAATTTGTTGTAACTGGTCTTGTCGAATTCGTAGTCGTTCTGGTTGATGAGGTGCTTCTTTTTTTAGTAGATGAAGTGTTCCGTTTTTTGCTGCCCCCTGAGCTTGTCGAATAACTCAACCCCGTGCCAGGAACCTTTACAGTTGTAGTGCGGCGGCCTTTGGAATTTACAGTGAATTTTGCGCCTTTTCCACCAAAAGAGACACTTCCGCCTTTTTTGCCGACGTTCAGGCGAACGCCCGGTGCAATTTTAAAACTTTTCCTGAAATTTAGACCCATATGTATTCCTCCAATCATCAATAAACATAAAAACCCCGTATCAAACGGGGCTTTTTTTATACCTATTCTTCCAAAACCCCGATCACTCTGCCGGAGCAGATGACTACGTCATAATCGTGCAGCATGATGTCCTCAAAATCCTCATTGTGGGAGATCAGGCGATCACCGCCGTACTCCTTGACATAACCATTTCCGTTTACCACAAAAATACCAATATCGCCTACATTGATGTACGGCGTGCCCTCTACCAGCAGAATCTCACCGTCATGATAGGTCGGCTCCATGGAGTCGCCATTGACACGCACTGCGAAGTCCGCCTGCAGCGTTGTTTCCGTGCGTTTGACCGTGATGTGCTCATAATCCTCAGAATCAAGATAATCACCCGTGCCGGCACTGGCTGCCAGATAGGACAGTCTCAGTGTGATGTGCTGTTCCTCGTCCTCGTCCTGCTCTGTCGCAGTGCAGCGGGTATATTCCATTTCAAGCACGGTATCTACCATCTCCTTGCCGTGGGGGTCGAGCTGATAATATTTTGCTGTGAAAAGCGGCGGCATTTTTTTATTCTGTGTCTTGAATTCAGAATAAAAATCTTCCGGATTACAGTCAAGATATTTGCAGATCTTCAGGAACTTTTCAATTTCAATTTTTGTGTTATCCCTCAGGATCATACTGCTGAGAGTAGTCTTAGGCAATCCGACAGCTTCAGCCAACTCAGCCTGCTTGACATTCTTGGCCTTCATTTTTTCTTCGAGCAATTTTCCGAAGCCCATAAGATCACCTCCTAATTACACCCATATTATAGCACAGATTCTTTACTAAGTCAATACAAAAATACGAAAATTCGTACAAATAGATTGATTTTGTGCGAACTCACAAAACCGCAGTATTCTTTTTGTTACAATATACAAAAATACGAAAAGGCGTATTTTGGTACTTGACACAGTACGAAAATGCGTGTATAATAGCATTAGAACGAACGAAAATGCGTTCAAAAAATAGAAAGGCGGTGTTTTATGTACACAAATTTGAAAGAATGCTTGAACAAGAAGGGACTTTCGTACAATGCGGCTGCAAAGATCCTCGGTATGCCGGAGCCGACATTCCGCACCAAGGTGCAGGAGCGCAGCTTCAGCGTAGAAGAAGCGTTTGCCATCAAAGAGAATCTTTTCCCTGAGCTTGACTTTGCCTATCTGTTTAAGAGATCTGCCGACCAGTAACAAGAAAGGAATGAACGCTATGAACGAACTGATTAATGTGAACTACGGTGACGATGGTTCTCCGACCGTATCGGGAAGAGAGCTGCACGAGGCTCTGGGTATTGAAACCAGATATAACGACTGGTTCAAGAGAATGTGTGAGTATGGTTTTGCAGAGTGTGAGGACTTTTACTCAATTTTGAGTAAAACCTCTGACAACGGCAGACCTGCTACCGACCACGCACTGACCATCCCCATGGCAAAAGAACTCTGTATGCTCCAGCGAACGGACAAGGGTCGGGAGATCCGCAAGTACTTCATCGCCATCGAGGAACAGTGGAACAGCCCCGAAGCGATCATGGCAAGGGCACTGAAGCTTGCGAATGTAAAGCTCAAGGCTCTGCAGGTCACGGTATCGGAGCTGACGGTCGAAAACCAGATCATGCAGCCGAAGGCCGACTACTTCGACGAGCTGGTCGACCGGAACCTGCTGACGGGCATCCGTGAGACCGCCAAGGAGCTGAAGATCAAGCAGAACCGCTTCGTGCAGTTTCTGCTCGACAAGAAGTATCTGTACCGTGACAAGAAGGGCAAGCTGATGCCGTACGCAAAGCAGGTGGAGGCAGGCCTCTTCGAACTGAAGGAATTCACGAACGAGAAGACCAACTTCTCGAGCACACAGCTGTTCATCACGCCCAAGGGCAAGGAGACGTTCCGGCTGCTGTGTATTACATAACGAATGGAGGACTATCTATGACCGCACAAGAAAAAATCGCTGCTTTCCTCGCAGCGGATGATGAAAAGCTTGCCGAGATCATCGACAAGCACCCGATGCAGATCCCCGTGCCGGTGCTGGCTGATTTGTTCGGCTGCCATCAGGACACGCTCCGCACGGCGCTGCAGGAGCAGGGGCTTCTGGGTATCGCCGAGCGCAAGGCCGGAAAGCTCAACCGTGGCTTCGTCGTACCGACGGCGCATTTCGTCCGCTGGTACATGATTCAGTGGAGGTTCTGATATGCGCAAAATGATCACTATCCTCCTCTCCCTCACCGCATGCATCCCCGCCGTGCATTTCCTTGTGACAAGCAGCCCCGACAGCTTCTGCCTGACCTGCATTCTGGCCTTGATCGCCTTTGCACTGTGGCTCGACCACGAGCTGTATCTGGCGGACAGGGTCACGGACATGCAGCTGCGGGAGTGGCAGCTCGAGCAGGATCGCCGTGCCGAGGTGCTCGTGACCAAGACCGCTCTCAGACGTGAGCTGATGCGGGCTTGGGGGAGGAACGAGCTATGAATGTCCTCGAGCGCGAGGAGATCTGGAACAGAAAGAACGGCCAGATGGGTTTCTGGTAAAAAAACACCCCCGCACAGCGGCTGCTGCGACAGGGGGAAAGAAAATATGTATGAGTTAAGTATAGCAGAAAGGGAGAGAAATGTCAAGAGAAATCATTGTAGATAATTTCGCCGGAGGCGGCGGAGCATCCACCGGCATTGAAATGGCTGTCGGCCGGAATGTTGACATCGCCATCAATCATGATCCGGATGCTATCCGTATGCATAAGGCAAACCATCCGTGCACCAAGCATTACTGTGAGGATGTGTGGGAGGTTGACCCCGTTGAGGCGTGCGGCGGCCGGAAGGTAGGGCTTGCATGGTTTTCGCCGGACTGCACGCATTTTAGCCGTGCCAAGGGGGGAAAGCCGGTGGACAAGAATATCCGTGGTCTTGCATGGGTTGCAGTCCGCTGGGCGTACATGGTAAGACCCAGAGTCATCATGCTTGAAAATGTGCCTGAAATCAGGTCATGGGGGCCGCTGGATGATAAAGGCAAGCCAATCAAGCAGCGTGCCGGTGAAATCTTTGAGGGATTCTGTATGGCGCTGACGACGGGAATCCCGCCGGAGCATCCTGCACATGGTGAGATGTGTGCATCTCTCGGGATCCTGCCGGAATCGGAGATGGCTGAAGCGCTGTCAAGGGGTCTTGGCTATATGCTGGACTACAGGATTCTGCGCTCCTGCGATTATGGAGCACCCACAACACGGACACGATTTTACATGATCGCACGCAGCGACGGGAATCCGATCATCTGGCCGGAAGCAACGCATGGAGAAGCAAACGGGCTGCTGCCATATCATACCGCTGCGGAATGCATCGATTGGAGCATCCCCGCAAAGAGCATCTTTGAGCGGGAAAAGCCGCTTGCGGAAAATACACTCCGCAGGATTGCAAGAGGCATCAGGAAATTTGTGATCGATCATCCCGACCCGTTTATCGTGACGGTCAACCATGGCGGCGATTGCTTCCGAGGGCAGAACATCCACGATCCGCTGAACACAGTCACCGCAAAAAACGGCTATAGTGTCGTTGTACCCTCTCTGATCCAGTATCACAGCGAGACTGCTGATGACGAAGTCAGGGGGCAGGAGCTGACAGAACCCCTGATGACAGTTGACACACAGCCCCGATATGCTTTATCCGTTGCACACATTATGAAAAACTATGGCGGCAATTATACCGGATCGGGCAGCGGCGCAGACGATCCGCTGGATACCGTCACAGCCAAAGATCACAACAGTCTTGTCACTGCCCACATTCTTACGCTGCGCAATCACATGGATGGGCAGGCATTGGATGAGCCGCTATCAACTATATCCTGCAGCGGTGCGCATCATGCAGAAGTGCAGGCATTCCTGGTCAAGTATTTTTCGAATGGTGCCGCAAAATCCGTGCAGGAACCGCTTGACACGGTAACAACGAAAGACCGTTTTGCACTTGTCACAATCCACGGAGAGGAATACATCATCACTGATATCCGGATGCGGATGCTGCAGCCGAGAGAGCTGTTCAATGCGCAGGGATTCCCGGCTGATTATATTATTGATCATGATTTCGAGGGAAAGCCGTACAGCAAGGCCGCACAGGTGGCCAGATGCGGAAATGCTGTGACGCCGCCCGTTCCGGCAGCACTTGTCAGGGCGAATCTTCCGGAATTATGCAAGGAGGAACAAATATGAAACATAAACACTACTGCAAGCACTGCAACCTTGAGATATCCCCGGCCGATCTCAGACTCGGCATCGGGTTTGCGTATCATGAGCGGTGCTATGCCAAATTTTATGGGAGGTTTAGTGACTGATGGCAATCCGTAAAACAAGCGACTGCAACGGCTGTCCCGAGTGCATCGGCTGCAGTCTCGGGAAGTACCGTAATGCCGTATTCTGTGATGAATGCGGGCAAGAGATCGATGAAACAGTGTATCTTGTGAGCGGCGAGCATCTGTGTGAGGAATGCGCTCTGGATACAATAGCGAGCATCAGCGTGGAGGAATTGACCGATGATCCTGAGTGACCCCAGAACTCACGCCGAATGGCTTGCCTGCCGGAAATCCGGCATCGGCGGATCGGATGCGGCATCCGTGCTCGGACTCAATCCCTACAAGTCCAACATCGAGCTGTATCGGGAAAAGGCAGGCATCGCCACGCCGGCGGACATCTCCGACAATCCTGCCGTCCGGTTCGGTAAGGAAGCCGAAGCGCACATCCGTGCACTGTTCCAGCTGAATCATCCGGAGTACAATCTTGATTATCACGAATTCCGGATGTATGCACAGCCGGATACACCGTACTTATACGCCACGCTGGACGGCGAGCTTACGACCGGAAACCGTTACGGTATACTGGAGATCAAGACCACCACGATCCAGCAGAACAGGCAGTGGGACGACTGGACGGACAGGATTCCGGAGCACTACTATGTGCAGATTCTCCACCAGCTGCAATGCACCGGATGGGATTTTGTCGTGCTCGTGGCGTTTATCCGTTACCGCAAAGGCGACGGATGGGCGGCGGCTATGCGTGAGTATTACATCGAGCGTTCTGAAGTGGAACATGAAATCACATATCTGAAAGAGAAAGAAGTACAGTTCTGGCGGCGTGTCACGGATCACGAAGAACCGCCGCTGATACTGCCGAGAATTTAGCGAGGAGGAAATCAATGGAATTTGAAGTAACAACCGACCTGTCGGTACTGCCGGCAGTGATTGAGAGCAATGCGGAGGAGGTCAAGGCACAGCTTTCGCAGGCTCTCGAAAAGTACAAGACGATTGCCGTCACGCCGGAAACCATGAAGCAGGCGAAGTCCGACAAGGCAGATCTGAACAAGCTCCGCACAGCGATTGAGGAACGCCGCAAGGAGATCAAGCGGCAGTGTCTTGCACCGTATGAAGCATTCGAGGTCAAGTGCAAGGAAATCACCGCTCTGATCGACGAGCCGATTGCTGTCATCGACGCTCAGGTGAAAGCGATCGTGGAGGCAGCCGTGAAGGAAAAGTGTGACGTTCTGCAGGCATACTTCAACAGTATTGTATCCGAAAAGAACGCAGAGTGGATCGACATTAATCGCATTCTGAACCCTAAGTGGAAGAATTCCACGATGAAACTGGATGTGCTGAAACGTGAGATCTCCGAAGCTGTTGACCGACTGCTTGCGGAGGAAGCGGAGCTGCAGAGCATCTACGCCATGTCGCCGCTGTATCCTGCGATCTGGGGGAAATATCTGGAAACCTATGACAAGGGGCAGACACTTGCCTATGCCGCAGTCCTGATCCAGCAGGAGCAGCAGAGACAGCTGGCACCGCCGCCGATGCCGGAACCTGTGCCACAGCCGGTTCCCGAACCTGTGCCGATGCCCGAACCCGTACAGGATGAGCATCTGATCACCGGAATGTTCCGTGTGACAGGCACGAGAGCGCAGATTCAGGCACTCTCGGCGTTTATGAAGCAGAACGGCATTGCATTTGAAGTTATCAGAGGAGGAAAACAGTAATGGCAGTCATGAATAATCTGGTGCAGCAGCCTGCACCGCCGCAGCAGTACATGGTACAGTATCGTGCCGGAAACACGGACATTGTACTGGATGAGCAGACGGTCGTGAATTATCTGGTCAGCGGAAAAGTAGAAAACGTAACGCCGCAGGAAGTCGTGATGTTCATGAAGCTCTGTGAGCATCAGGGACTGAACCCGTTTCTGCATGAAGCATATCTCGTGAAGTACGGCAGGGACAATCCTGCGCAGATCGTGGTCGGTAAATCTGCTCTGGAAAAGAGAGCATACCGGAATCAGCGGTACAAGGGAATCATCGGCGGCATTATTGTCGTGCGCCAGGATGGTGTGATTGACTACAGAGTCGGAGAATTCTATCTGCCGGAAGAACGCATTGTCGGCGGATGGGCGAAAGTTTTTGTGGACGGCTTCACAAATCCGATTGAATCATCTGTTGCGATGGCTGAATACAATAGCGGGAAATCCGTCTGGACACAGAAGCCTGCCACGATGATCCATAAGGTCGCAAAGGTTCACGCACTTCGGGAGGCGTTTCCGGAGGATATGGCTGGTATGTACTCCGCAGAAGAAGTCGGCGCATATGACCTGCCGGAAGCTCCGATCGAGCCGCCGCACGGAGTCCGTGCAGACGTTTTTCCTCACAATGCGCCTGACGGCGCAAAGGTCGGAGTGCAGAATGTAGTCGAAGCGGAGATCGCACCGCCACCGCAGGAACAGTACGAGTATGATGAATTTGCAGAACTGATGGGAGGTTAAACATGTACAACAGAGTGATTTTGATGGGCAGACTGACCGCTGATCCGGAGCTGAAGCAGACCCAGAACGGCATTGCAATGTGCCGTGTATCCGTCGCTGTGGATCGTGGATACACAAAGCAGGGTGAAGAGAAAAAGACCGATTTCTTCGATGTGACATTCTGGCGGCAGCAGGCGGAATTCGTCTGCCGTTACTTCTCCAAGGGCCGTGCGATCCACATCGAGGGCAAGCTCCAGAATGATAACTACACCGACCAGAACGGTCAGAAGCATTACAGGACGTCCATCGTTGCGGACAACGTCACATTCTGCGGCGATAAGAGTAACAAGCAGAACCAGCAGAACAGCTACTATCAGCAGCCCCAGCAGGGCGGATACTACCAGCAGCCTCAGCAGTATGCACCGCCTCCGCAGCAGTACCAGCAGCCTGCGCAGAACAGCTACTATCAGCAGCCGACGACGCAGCAGCAGTACCAGCAGCCCACACCGCCTCCGCAGTATCAGGGCGGCTACACCCAGCAAGACAAGCCTCCCGACATCTTGGGGGACTTCGATGTGAGCGAGTTTCAGGAGATTCTCGGTGACGGGGATGTGCCGTTCTGATTCCGGTTGCATCGTAACGTGCAACTTTTGATTGAAAATGCAGGATGGATGAGGGGGCATGGGGCACGCCGTCCCCCCCATTCTCCATAAGGAGGTGATTTTTATCATCACTGAAAATTTGCAGGACATTGACTATGCCGATTTTGAAGCCGTGCTGGATGTGATCCTGTCGCTGACAGACAATGCCAAAACTCAGACAGAGGTCAACACCGCCATGCAGCAGATGAAGCAGGCGGCGATCCAGAAACAGCAGATGCACGAATTCTCCAACACCGTCCGCCGTCTGCGGCGGCTTATCGAGGAGGACACAAACTTCCAGTTCATAGACTTCAATGCCGCTGGGCTGGTTCTCCGCTGGCAGTACGATCTGACCGATTTCCAGAATACCGAAGATCCGTTCCGTGAAGTGTTCGAGCAGCCGACAGCATTCAAGCAGAAACGTGCGCTGGAGCTGATCGCAGCAGAAGCACAGCAGGCAGGATACAAGGGATTCAAGTCCATGTACACCGCCTATGTGCAGGAACGCAGGGCGATGAACGAACAGCCGAATGCAAATTTGCCCGTCCATGCAACCGAATTTCCGGAACAGCCGCTGGAGCTGGATGCAGGAGACTGGATCTGCGATGCGTCCGGCGTGTATCGTACCGGCATCAACGGCTTCGAGTATGCCTGCCATCATCCGATCATGCCTGTCAAGCGGCTTGTGAACATCGACACATGGGAGGAAAAGCTGGAGATCGCATTCTATCGTGGCAGAGGATGGCGGAAAATCACAGCAAGCAAACGCACACTATTTGATTCCTCCAAAATCATCGAGCTTGCCGCATATGGCGCAGCGGTGACTTCCAAAACCGCAAAAACCCTCGCTGATTTTCTCTGCCATGTGGAGGGCATCAACTACGACCGCATCCCACAGCAGGACAGTATATCCCGTATCGGATGGATGCAGGACGGCGGCTTTTCCCCCTATGTGCAGGACATTGCATTTGACGGCGATGCAAGCTATGGCGAGATCTTCCGGTCGATCCGTCAGGAGGGCGACTTTGAGACATGGAAACAGGCGGCGATCCGATGTCGCAGGGAAAGCGTGACGGCACAGGTCATGCTGGCGGCTTCCTTTGCGTCCGTTCTGATCTCCAGAATCGGTGCACTGCCGTTCTTCGTCCATCTCTGGGGTGGCGAGTCCGGCACGGGCAAATCCGTCGCTCTGATGCTGGCGGCTTCCGTCTGGGGCAATCCGGAAATCGGCAAGTATCCGCAGACGTTCAATGCAACACAGGTCGGACATGAAAAGACAGCCGCATTTCTGGGAAATATCCCGATGTGCATTGATGAGCTGCAGCTGTCAAAGGATTCACACGGGCGGAGCAAGTTTGACGTGTACCAGCTGGCGCAGGGTGTGGGCAGAACCAGAGGCAACAAAGCCGGAGGCGTTGACAAAACACCGACATGGTCGCTGTGCATCCTCACCACCGGAGAATCTCCGATCGTATCGGAATCAGCCGGTGCAGGTGCAGTGAACCGTGTCATTGACATCGAGTGCAGAGCATCCGAAAAGGTCATCCGTGATGGTATCGGGACATGCAGGGTGATCCGGTCGCACTATGGGCATGCGGGGCGGCGGTTCGTGGAATCACTGAACGAGGAACGGATCACGCAGGCGCAGGAAATGTACCAGCAGTATTTCGGAGAGCTTGCACAAGGCGAAACGACCGAAAAGCAAGCAATGGCAGCGGCTCTGCTCCTGACAGCGGACGCATTGGCGGACACGCTGATCTTCGGGACGGGGCTGCATCTCACCACAGCACAGATCTCCGCATTCCTCAAATCCAAAGCCTCTGTCTCGGTCGGAGAACGTGGCTACAGCTATATGTGCGACTGGGTGGCGATGAACGCCAACAAGTTCCAGAGCGAGAACAAGAACGAGATCTACGGCACGATCGAGGGCGACTATGCCTATGTCAATCAGTCGGTCTTCCGCAGTGCCTGCCGTGATGCAGGGTTCGATGACCGGGCGTTGCTGTCGTGGCTCAAGTCGGAGGGGTTGATTCTGACGAGGGGCAGGAACAACACCAGAGGGAAGCGGATCAACGGCGTGAACGTCGAGTGCATTGCAATGAAAATGAAAGACTGTGACAGCTATGATGGCGACGAATATAACTGTCTGTTGTGATGTGGGACTTTATGAGGGACAGTACGAGGGACATTTTGACAAGAAAATATCCCGATGTTCAGCCGCTTTTAAAAAGTGTGGGACTGTGGGACATTTCTCCCACATACACACAGGAAATTTAATAGAACATTCTGAAAAGAACCTTTGAGAAAAAATATTTCCCTCTGACGTGAGAATGTGCGATTTTGTCCCACAGTCCCACAACGTCAAAATTTTGGCTATAATTCGAAATAAATTTGTTGGGACAAATGTCCCACACAAATCCCACAATCCCACAAGAAAGGAGAAAGGAAATGCAGCTGCGAGACTACCAGCTGAAAGCCATCCGTGATGTCTCCCTTGCGTGGCGTGCCGGATATAAACGTCCCTGCATCGTCATTCCTTGCGGCGGCGGTAAATCCATCATCACAGCGGACATGGCTAAGCGTGTGACGGACTCCATGCGGCGTGTGCTGTTTCTGGTGCATCGCAGGGAACTCTGTGAGCAGATCGAGGACACATTCCGCAGCTACGGAGCAGACATGGACCTGTGCAGCATCATGATGGTGCAGACGGCATCACGGCGCATTGAGAAGCTGGAACGCCCCACTCTGATCATCACGGACGAAAACCACCACTGCCTTGCAAGCAGCTACAAGCGGATCTATCAGCACTTTGCAGATGTGCACTGTGTCGGAGTGACGGCAACGCCTGTCCGGCTCAATGGCGGAGGCTTAGGTGAGATCAATGACAAGCTCATCATCGGTCCGACTGTCCGTGAGCTGATCGGGCGGAACTGCCTTGCAGACTTTGACTGTTATGCGCCGCAAGTGACGGATCTGTCCGGTCTGAAACGCAAATCAACGGGCGATTTTGACATGACACAGGCGGCGGAACTTCTTGGCAAGCCTGCAATCTATGGCGACATCATCCGGCACTACCATGGCCTTGCGGACGGTGTGAAAGCGATCTGCTACTGTCCGACGATCCCGCACAGCATGGAGGTCGCACAGCGATTCCGTGATGCCGGCATTCCGGCGGCACACATTGACGGCGAAACGCCAAAACAGCAGCGTGCGGACATCATCCGGGACTTCCGTGAGAATCGCCTGCAGATCCTCTGCAACGTGGATCTGATCTCGGAGGGATTCGACGTTCCGGACTGCGGATGCAGCATCCTGCTCAGACCGACAAAGTCCCTGACACTGTACACACAGCAGGCAATGCGGTGTATGCGGTATCAGCCTGACAAGCGGGCGATCATCATCGACCATGTAGGCAATGTGCATCGGTTCGGACTGCCCGATGAAGAACGGCAGTGGACGCTGGATCCGAAGCCACAGAAGAAACAGGAGAAAGCCGTATCCGTGAAGCAGTGCACAGAATGCTTCTATACACATGCACCAGCTCCGGCATGCCCGAAATGCGGTCATGTCTACGAGAAATCGGAACGGCAGATCATGGAGGAGAGGAAGGAGCAGGAGCTTCAGAAGATCGAGCGGCGTGTAAGCATGATGCGATCCCCATCGGAATGCACATCCATGAAGGAACTCTGCGTTATGGAAAAACAGCGAGGCTATAAGCACGGTTGGGCATTTCACCAGGCGAAACGAATGGGAATTTTCAAGAAAGGAGAATCAGCGTGAAGGAAACAGATATTCAGAACCAGATTCGGATGGCGTTGTCAGAGCATGGCATTGTCATCCGGCAGAATACAGGAAACTTTCTGACAGCGGACGGTCGGCGGATCGTCTGCGGCGTGAAAGGTCTGTCGGATCTGCTGTTCATCGGCAATGGATTTGTGGCATTTATCGAAGTCAAGAACAACACGGGCAGACCAACAAAGGAGCAGATCAGCTTTATCAACGCAGTCCGCAGGCTCGGACATCGTGCCGGCATCTGCCGCAGTGTGAGTGACGCACTCCGGCTCATCGGAGGTGATCCGGATGATGTTGGATGAACTTGAACGTCTGGCAATCGCAAAGAAACCCCTGCCGGAATTCGCACCGATGCACGAAACCTGCTACTACTGGATCATGCGCCGGCTGCACGAGAGTCTGCGTGATGGGAAGATCCATCGGGATGCGGCGGCACAGGAAAAGCACCGGGCTGTCCGGAGATACAACGAATTCAAGGCACTGTATGAGGAAAGCCGGAAACTCTATGGAGAACGGCAGGAGAACATTCGCCTCTGCTCCCAGAAGATGAATGACATCGTGAAAGAACCCGATATGCAGAATGCGGCGGTGATGGCATTTGAGGTTATCGGGATTCTGACGGGGGATGCAGTGTTTGTGAAAACCATGAAAGGGAGGTTTGAGGAATGATCGCAATCATTATCACCATCGCAGCCCTGATCGCCCTGATCGTCTGGGCATGCTGCAGGGTATCGGCAATGAGTACGCCGTATCCATGCCGGAACTGCCAGCAGGAGTACTGCGATGGGTGCGAATTTTGGAGGGAGTGGACGAATGACGGCTAAAAAGGAAAAGATCGAGCAGTGGCTTGCAGAAGTGGGTGACGCACCATGACCTCCCGCTACAAAGCCAGTAAGCCCGATGTGAACTACTGCCCGAACTGCGGTACAAAGATGTATGGAGGTAAGAACAATGTTTGACACAAAGATCGTATTCCGTGATGGAAGCACCATGACCATACCTGACTGCGATAACTACAAGCTTGACAAGGGATGCAAGATCTTATCCATTCAAAAAAACGGGAGCAACATTTTATTAAATTTTGAAGATATCAGGTATATCGGAGTCTCAGATGATCTGGAACCGCTCCCATCCTCGCCAGAATCAACCGTATGACCCGCCCGAGGGTCTGCACACAAAGAATACCCCCAAACCAAACGGGGCATACAGCGCATTTTAGGAGGTGATACCAATGACCTACAAACGCAAGACCCGTGACTGCATCGTCTGTGGCAGGCGGTCACGCAAGGGCGACCTGTGCGAGCTGTGCAGCGCAAACAAGTGCTCCGGTCGCATCATCCCCATCCCCGAGGGCACGGACGATGCCCTCATCCGCCTCGCCGGCCGCATCATTCAGAGCTGCCTGTCCGAGTACAAGGCCGCCTATCGCAAAGTGCTGGAAAATCCATACCGCAAGGCCTTGCATGCGGACTTTGAGCGGCTCGACAGGGCGTTCCGCAGCTACTACCATCAGGCACTGTCGCTGGGACATATGGACGCCATGCTCGATCGGGTGCGCCATGACACAGAAAGAGAGGTAAACGGATGTCGGATGAACAGATCAGGAAGAAGGAGTGGTTGAATCGGGGCTATCCGCTCCGGATGAAGCTGCTGGGCAAGTACGCAGTCCGTCGTGAGCGGGTAGCTCGTGCCGAATACAGCGGCATCCAGTACGACAAGACAGGCTCCGGCGGACACTCCGGCAATGCCATGCAGGCAAAGCTCGACAGCATCGCCGATGTGGAGGCAGAGATTGCACAGCTTGAGCAGGAGCTTGACGCCGTAGAAGCAGAGGTGGAGCAGGCGATCCGTTCGGTCGGGGATGATACACTCCGGTCGATTCTGGAACAGCATTATCTCGGCTATTTGTCGTTTGCCAGAATCGGGCGGGAGATCGGGTATGGCAAGGAAAACATGATCAAACTGCATAAAAAAGCACTGGATGCAGTAAAGAGTACACCGGAATACACTTGAATACACCTACCCCAGTATGATACAATAGAATTACAGAAAAGCGACGGACGGGCAGTGCAGCGCTTCCCCTAACGGGTTCGCCGTCCGTTTCTTTTCTCAGATGCGGCAAACAGTTTCCGGCGAAGGCCAAGCCGGTGCAGGTGTGACTCCTGCGTGCTGCACCACCTGGTTTTCGGTCAACCAGAGTAAAAACCGATTCATGCATGATGGACTGTCAGGGTGCATTAAACCGTCTGCACCCACAGTGGCAGAGTCGAGGAACGGCTCCTCAGCAGGCTCATAACCTGCCTCTGCAACCATTTGACACCATTCCATTTTACCCCTATACAGTGCACAGAGCATCCGGAAATATTCGGGTGCTTTTGTGTTATCATTTTTCCAGAGGTGGTGACCTTGAATGAACAGAATCTGATTCGGCCGGAGGATTTAACACCGAGCGAACGCCGAGAGAATGCTTCCAAAGCGGGCAAGGCATCCGCTGCGGCCAGACGGCGGCGAAGGGACATGAAAGCCAAGATGAAGATGATTCTTGGGCTGCCGGTCTCTGACTGTGATAATTTCAACACTTTGGCAGTGATGGGCATTGCGCCGGAGGAAATCGACAACGAGACCCTGATGCTTGTCGGGCTGTTCCGCAAGGCCATGAACGGCGATGTACAGGCCGTCCGTGAGGTGCGGAACATCCTCGGCAAGGACAATGATACAGAGCGTCTGAAACTCCAGAAGCAGCAGCTTGCCCTGCAGGAGAAGAAACTGGAAGGTGATGTGGCTGCTGACCTTCCGGATGACGGTTTCCTGGAAGCTTTGAGCGGTACTGCCGCAGCAGATTGGAGCGATGCGGATGAAACCTAATGCCCCAGTGTTCCGGTTCAGCCCGTTTTCTAAGAAACAGCGGCAGGTGCTGAACTGGTGGTGCGAAAGCTCGCCCGTGCATGACTATGACGGCATCATTGCGGACGGTGCCATCCGTTCCGGCAAGACAGTCGCCATGTCCCTGTCATTTGTTCTCTGGGCGATGACATCTTTTAATGCCAATAACTTTGCCATGTGCGGTAAGACCATCGGCAGCTTCCGCCGCAACGTGTTGTTCTGGCTCAAGCTGATGCTCCGGTCCCGTGGGTACAGGGTGCAGGACAAGCGTGCTGACAATCTGATCATCGTAACCCGAGCAAAGGTACAGAATTATTTCTATATTTTCGGAGGCAAGGATGAACGCTCTCAGGATCTGATTCAGGGCATCACACTGGCCGGGCTGTTCTGCGACGAAGTTGCACTCATGCCGCAGAGCTTTGTCAATCAGGCAGTGGCAAGATGTTCCGTGGACGGTGCCAAGCTCTGGTTCAACTGTAACCCCGATAACCCGCACCACTGGTTCAAAAAAGAGTGGATCGACAAAAGGCAGGATAAACGAATCCTCTATCTCCATTTCGTGATGGAGGACAACTTGTCGCTCTCGGAGCGGACAAGACAGCGTTACCGTTCCAGATGGACGGGTGTCTTCTTCAAACGGTTCATTCTTGGGCTCTGGGTGGCAGCAGAGGGCGTCATTTACAACGAGTTTGCTGACGATGCAGAGCCGTTTCTGCTGGATGCACCGCCCGACGATATCCTGTATGCCGCCATCGGCTTTGACTTCGGCGGGAATGGATCCGCCCATGCAGGGATCTGCACAGGATTTTCCAAGGGGCTGCGGAAGGTTGTTGTGCTGGAGGAGTATTACCGCAAGGAGGTTATATCTCCAGCGGAACTGGAGGAAGATGTATGCAACTTCATCCGACTTTGCCAGCGAAAATACAAGATCTACGATGCCTATTTCGATAGTGCCGAGCAGGTGCTGATCAAGGGTATCCGCATTGCAGTGATGCAGAAGAAAATCCCTATCAACGTCAGGAACGCAAAAAAAACGCCCATCCTCGGGCGCATCCGTCTGGTGTGTCAGCTCATGTCGCAGAAGCGTTTCTATGTGATCAGCCGCTGCACACATGTGATAGAGGCACTGCAGACGGCGGTCTGGGACAGCAAAAAATCCGAGGATGTGCGCCTTGATGACGGCAACTACAATATCGACAGCCTCGATGCCATGGAGTACAGCATCGAGCCAAATCTGAGCGATCTTATAGAGACAGGAGTGAGAATTTGAGCAGCATCCTACAGGACACTGCGCAGGCATGGCCGGACATGCACCTGCTGCAGCTGGAAGAAAACTACCGGCATATGGGACTCCACAAACGCATCTTCGGCGGAGCACCGCCATGGAACCGTGCGAAGGCATCCGGTTTGTATGCGAGGGGCACCCGAAGACGCAAGCTCATGCAGGCGGCCAAGGTGGTCTGCGATGAGTTTTCTGCTCTGACGTTTTCGGAGCAGGTGGAGATCACCCTTGACCATGCACCCTATCAGGACTATATTATGAGGACGCTGAATGAGGTGGGTTTCTGGAAGCATTTCCCTGAGCTGCTCTCCTATGCCTACGCCATGGGCGGCTGTTCTCTGAAGGTCTATGCCGATGATTCAAAGCCGGCTGTGGACTATGTACAGGCGGAGCATTTTCTCCCGACAGCGTGGACGGGGGACGCAGTACAGGAAGGCGTATTCCGCACACTCTCGTATCGGAATGGCAGCTACTATACACTGCTCGAGAGGCATGGACGGAATGCAAACGGCTTTGCCACAGTGGAGCATGCGGCCTTCCGGAGCAGCATGCGGGATACCCTTGGCACGAGATGTGCACTTTCCGAAATGTTTCCGGAGTTGGCGGAGCATACAGTGTATGATCATATCAGGATGCCCATGTTCTGTTACTTCAAGCCAGGCACATCCAATAATCTGGAGGCGGATTCACCGCTGGGACTATCTGTGTTTGCATCTGCCATTGATACTCTGGAAGCGCTTGACATTGCATTCGACAGCTTCTCACGGGAGTTCATCCTCGGCAGGAAACGCATCATTGTACCGGCTTCCTGCATCCGCACGGTGGCAGATCCCCTGACAGGCGAGTTCAAACGGTACTTCGATGCGGACGATGAAGCGTTCATGGCGCTCAGATGCGAGGATGAACAGCAGCTGAAGATCACGGACAACACTGTGACACTGAGAGTGGATGAACATGTCAGTGCCATCAATGCACTGCTGAATATCCTGTGCTTTCAGATCGGATTTTCAGCCGGTACGTTTTCGTTTGATGCCGCACAAGGCATGAAGACAGCCACGGAGGTCATCTCACAGGACAGCAAAACCGCACGCACGATCGGCACGAACAAGAACCTCATCGGCGAGATGCTGGAGCATCTGGTTCATAGCCTAATCAGCATCGGTATTGCGCTTGGATTGATTCCGCAGCACGAGTATACGGTTACCATCGGATGGAAGGACAATATCATCATTGATGACAACACGCTCATTGACAACAATGTGAAGCTCGTTGAGGCCGGTCTGAAGTCGAGACTGAAGGCGATCATGGAAGTGCAGAAGTGTGATGAAAAGACGGCACAGGAAGAACTGGATCGCATGGCGAAGGAGCAGAGCGTGACAGCGCTTGCAGTGGACGATTTCCTGAATGGCGGTGAGGAAGATGACGAAGCTGGAGATGCTGGCACTGAGCCAGCCGCTGAGTGATTTATACACAGGGCTTGAGACCGATCTCCTTGCCAATATCGCAGAGCTTCTGGCGGCGGGAACGCTCGACCTCCCGTCCTCTCAGTGGAAGCTGAAGATGCTGGCGCAGCTGGGTGCTCTTGACAAGCTCAACATGCAGACCATTGCAGCCTATGCGGCGCTGATGCCGGATGTACTGACGGATACTCTCGAAACCGCCGCCCTCGAAGCCATCGGAGAGATGGAGCCGGGTTTTGCGGCACTTGCCAGAGACGGCATTGTAAAGCAGACAGAGGTCCCCATTGAACGGAGCATGGCAGCCGCACTGCAGACCTATCAGAAGCAGGCGAGGCAGTCGCTCAACATGGTCAACACCGTCATGAAGTACAAGGCGAGGGCAGCCGCACAGACGGCAATCAAGGACGCTGCAGAGCTGTCTGACAAGCAGGAGTTTCTGGACATGCTGAACAAGGCAGCCGGCAAGGCCGTCACGGGCATCGAGAGCCGTCAGGCGGCCATGCGGCAGTGTATCCGTGAGATGTCGGAAAAGGGCATCCCTGCCTTCGTGGACAAGCGTGGGCGGGAATGGAGCCCCGAGGCGTATGTGAACATGGACATCCGCACCACGGTCGCCAATGTGGCGCATCAGGCACAGTTCCAGCGCATGGACGACTATGGGCTGAATCTGGTGGAGGTGTCCAGCCATTCCGGCGCACGCCCGAAGTGTGCCAGAGATCAGGGCAAGATCTTCAACCGGAACGGCGGTGGCGGCACCACGACCGATCTGCGTGGAAGAGAGATTCGCTATTATGCATGGTCGGATTCTTCCTATGGAGAGCCGGACGGGCTTCTGGGGATCAATTGCGGGCATCAGATCTATCCGTTCATGCCGGGTGTGAGCCTGCAGACCTATTTTCCCATCGATGAGGAAGAGAATGCCAAGGAGTATGCCAGACGCCAGCAGCAGCGTGAGCTGGAACGCCGTGTGCGCAAAGCCCGCCGGGAGTGCATGATGCTGGAGACAGCAGGCGACAAGGAAGGTTTGAAGAAGGCCAAGGCGAAGCTGAACACAAGGGTGCAGACACTCCGGACATACTGTGATGACAACGGCCTGAAATACAAGCCCGACCGGACGGCGGTTGTGGATTACAAGAAGTCCATGGAGGGATTCGTGCCGGCGGATAAACGCAAGAAAATTGCGGAAATCCAGCGGAAAGGGCTTGACATTTCGGGCGGGAGTGGTATAATTAAAGAAAAGCAGCGAAAAACAACAGCGTTCCCCAAAACAAAAAGCACATCGCTTGCTGCTGGTTCTGAACGATTTTCCCCTGAAGCAAAGAAAAAACTTTATGAGAACGAACGGATTATTTCTGGGGATCGCTATGAAACAGCTATTCTTTATGACGCAGACGGCAACCGGCTCTTCATGAAAAAAGGTAGTAATGATTCTGTAACATTTACTGCAAAGGAAATCAAGCAAATGAAGGGGAATGTACTGACGCATAATCATCCGAATAATTCCGTTTTCTCTCCTGAAGATATCAATATGCTGCGAAGAGGGCAGCTCTCAGAAATCAGAGCATGCAATCAATATGGCACCTATATCCTGCAGCAGCCTGACAAATGGAGCGAGGATATCTCAACTCTGTCGAAAATCAATAGCGAGTACGAAAAAGTTGCAAATGAGGTCGGGGAAAAATATAAGGAAATTGCTGCGAAAGAAGGAAAAAGCGTACTTCATTATCTGGATCAGATCGATATGGAGGCTATGGAAACTTTCAGCACAAAGTATAATATGAAATTTAGATGGGAGGGGCTGAATAATGATTAACATCTCTGATATTCCTGAGAACAAAAAAATTGACGAGTATCCTGATGAAACAGAATTTGTTATGCAGGATCGATTTCCTCGTTACCAGCTTGACCCATTTGAAATCATATTGCCAAATGACCCCAGATATGCTTCCGCTCTTAGCAGAGAAGAACTTGAAACAATGAAAAATAATGATTAAACCGCCCTTAAACAGGCGGTTTTCTTATACCCAAATCCAAGAAAGCGAGGTCAAACTATGAAGAACTTATTCCGCATCCCCATGCAGTTCTTTGCCGAGCCGGCTGAGCCGGATCCTGCACCCGCACCGGATCCTGCTCCGTCAGATTCCAAGCCCGACAATGAACCTGCTTCCGCTCCCGATCCCGCACCGGATGTCCCATCCGCTGAGGAACTGGAGGCCTTCCGCAAATGGCAGGCATCCCAGCAGTCGGAGTCGGAGAAGCATGCCGCAGCCATCAAAAAGGCGGAGAGTGCAAAGACAGCCGCCGAGAAGAGAGCCGCTGCCGCTGAGCTGAAGCTGACAGCCTTTTCCAAGGGTGTGACAGCGGAGGCTGTTGACGACGTGATTGCACTTGCCAAGAGCAGGATTTCAGATAAAGTGACCGCAGAACAGGCGATTGATGAAATCGTCAAGAAGTACCCTGCCTTCACTGCATCCGTTAAGCCGGGTATTACCACGGGCGTGAGAACCGGCGGCAATACCCAGCCTGCCGCATCAGCAAAGGCAATCGATATCATCCGTGCCGAACAGGTAAAACGCAGCTAAGAAAGTGAGGACTATTTATGCCGTATCTGAAGGACGAACTCTCCGGCTTTGTACCGGAGGACATTGCAACTGACATCATCAAGGATGTCGCAAGAGGCTCCAGCATCATCCGTCTGTCCAAGGCAGAGGAGATGAAGAGCGACGAAAAGAAGATCCCTGTGATGACCGATGGCCCCGGTGCATACTGGGTCGGTGAGGGTGAACGCATCCAGACTTCCACGGCGCAGTGGATTTATCCCAAGCTCGTGGCAAAGAAGCTGGGTGTCATCATTCCCGTCACAAAGGAGAAGCTCGAGGATACAACCATCGACGTATTCAGCGAGCTCAAGCAGCACATCGCCGAGGCATTCTACAAGACCATTGACGCAGCCTGCATCTTCAAAACAAGCTCACCCTTTGAGACGTCCCTTATCACAGCGATTGAGGAAGCGGGCAACACCATCACAAATACGGGCAAGTTTGACATCGTGGTGTCCGATCTCATGTCTGCTGTCGAGGAAGACGGCTTCGATGTGGACGGCTTTACCGCTGACATCGGCGTAAAGGGCACCCTGAGAAAGCTCCGTGACGATAACGGTGCGGCGCTCTTTGTAGAGGGCACAAACCAGAGAGAGCTGTATTCCCAGCCCATCGAGTTCGTGCGCAACGGTGCATGGGACAAGGCGAAGGCAACCATCATCGGCGGTGAGTGGAAGTACTCGCTCTTTGGCCTCAAGCAGGGCATTGAGTATGAGATTCTGAAGGAAGCCACCCTCCAGAACACTGTCGATGCAGACGGCAAGCCTATTTCCCTGGCTGAACAGGACATGATCGCCATCAAGGCCACCATGCGTGTGGGTTATCTCTGCGTCAAGGGCGATGCCTTTGCGGCCATCGTCCCCGAGGGCGCTGCAGCGGCTCCCGATGAAGGCGATGAAGGAGATGAAGGCGATGAAGGTGAGGAAGGTGCAGCATAATGCTGGACTTCTACAAGAATGAATGGCACGGCAGTTTTTCCGGCACGGATGAGGCACTTTCCCTGCTTCTCTCCCGTGCTGCGGATATTGTGGACTGTGCCATTTTCCCGAGTGGCTTCACAGTAGAGGAGATTCCTGTGCTGTTCCGCCGAAGCGTGTACAGCGCAGTCTGTGCGCAGGCTGACCGCATCGACAGTATGGGCGGTGCGGAGAGCCTGACGGAAAGCGGATACAGTTCGGTGACGCTTGGCAAATTCAGTTATTCTGAGGGCAGCAGCACACAGAGCAGCGATGCTTTCTCGCTCTGCGCCCTTGCCAAGGGCTATCTCGAGTCCGTGGGGCTGCTCTACAGAGGGGTGGCGGTCATGTGAAACCAATTCCGAAGCGGCTGCTCATCCATTCTGCATCGCTCCATGGCGTGACGGAGGATGTCTGGCAGAAAGAATCACTTACAACGATTGCAGAGCTCTGCCGGATCCGCATTGAGCCGATGACAAAGCTCATCACAGATAAGCAGAACCGGCAGTGCACACTGTCGGTGATGCTGTTCTATGACTGCCGGAACAGTGCTCCGCAGGGTGTACAGTTCGAGGTGGGACAGAAGCTCTTGTGGAACGGCACAGAATACCGTGTCGAAACCGTTGAGCCGCTCTATGACGGAGCACGGCTGCATCATCTGGAGGTGGGACTTGTCTGATGGATGTGAGAATGAACATCAATCTCGGTGCAATCGAGAAGAAGCTGCAGAAGGCGGCGGACAAGGCAGTGTACATCACTGCGGAAAAGGCACTGGAGGACAGCAACAAATATTGCCCGAAGGATCAGGACGGTCTCATCAACAGCAGTCTGACCTTTTCTGAACCGGAAAAAGGAATTATCCGCTGGACAGAACCCTATGCAAGGGCTCTGTACTATGGCGTGGTCATGGTGGATCCGGAAACCGGAAAAGCCTGTTTCTTCATCGATGACCAGCCATATTCCCGCAAGGGTGTGAAGAAAGTGAAGAGCGATCCGGAGCGGGAATACCAGTTTGCCAATGGCCGCCGCAAGCTCTGGGCACAGTATGCACACAGCAAGCACGGCAAGGAGTGGCTTGAGACATTCCGTGCAGCCATGCGGCAGGCAGCAAAGGAGGGCTGATATGCTCGGAACCATACTGGAATACGCAGCGAGGCTCACGGGCGCATCCATCGGCCAGTTGCCTGCAAAGGGCGGCATTTCCGTCGAGCCTGCCCCTGCATCGTCCGGAGAGACCTATCTCGACGGCACCAGCAGTGACAATGCGTCGCTGCTTTTTTTGTGCAAATCCAAGGGGCAGCGGGACGCACTCGATCAGCTGTGCGGCATCTGCGGCAAGCTTACAAGAACCAGACACCATCCCCATGGTATCTACCATGTCCATGTGTCCACATATCCGAATTATGTCTCACGGGATGGTGACTTCTGGGTCTATTCGTGTATCATCAACCTGAAATACTACAACAAGGAGGACTTTTAAATGCCGGAAAATGTAAAACCCGATATTTCGCTGAACTATGACTATCGGTTTGAAATCAACACAACACCGGAGAGCGATACAGCCACAATGGCTGAGGTCGCCAAGGGCTTTGACAATGTGTCCGAGGCACTCAACGAGGTGCTCTATCAGGGTTCCTTCCTGGGCGACGGCGGCTATGGTTCCAGCTTTGTGACCGGCGGCCAGCTCATTGTGACACTGTCCGGTGTTCGCATGGTCGGCGATCCCGCACAGGACTATATGTTCGGTGACGCCGTCTACTACAACTGGGGCAAGGCGAGAGAGACCGATATCAGGATGTACTGTCCGGACGGCGCAGTGATTACCTGTCCTGTGACGCTTGCCAAGATCACCCGCTCGGGCGGTGCAGCCAACAATGCCACCGCTGTGTCTCTGGAAATCCATTTCAATGGCAAGCCGGAGGTTGTGACGGAAACTGAATAACAGAAGCACTCCGAAAGGGGTGCTTTTTATATTTTAACGAAAAGGAGAATTTCTATGGCATATCAGATCAAGAGACCGGAGCGTATTGTGGAGGATCTGGAACTGATGGCAGAGTCCGATCATCCCGCAATGATCATCCACATTGATATCAACCCCGAAGCGATGGCAAGGGATTACCGCAGACTTGAGTTGACACTCGCCAAGGCTAAGCAGGCAGGGGATATGGCATCATTTGAGAAGGCTGCAGGGGATCTGTTTACACTCATCTGCGGTGAGGAGGCCGTGGAGAGGATCCTTGCTTACTTTAAGGGCTCCTATGTGGACATGACGGCAGCACTGCTGCCGTTTGTGTTTGACTGCATCAAGCCTGCGGTGGAACGCTATGTGCAGAGCCGCAGGGAGATCCTTGCAAACAATACATGTCTGAACCGCCGTCAGCGCAGAAAGATCGGCTTATGATGTTTGATCTCACTAGGACGCTCCCTGACAGCATTGTTTTCGAGGGGAAAAGGTGGCGTCTCAGACTCGCCTTCAATACCGTGCTTGAAGTGCTCGCCTTGCTGAAGGATCCTGTGCTGTTTGACAGGGAAAAACAGACGCTTGCCCTTGCCATGCTCTGCAGGGACAAGAATCCGCCGCCGGATCTCTTGTCTGCAATCTTCGATGAATGCATCAGCTTTACGAAGAAAACGGAACATCAGGGGCTTCGCTGTGTAGATTTTCTGCAGGATGGAGCCTATATCTATGCATCATTCATGGCAGATTACGGCATCGACCTGACTACTGAGCGGGACAACCTCCACTGGTGGCAGTTTATGGCACTGTTCCAAGGCCTGTCTGAGAAAACAAAAATGCGGGAGGTCATGCGCATCCGTCGTGAACCAATCCCGCATGCCAATAAGCACAACGGCGAGTACATCGCAAACCTGATTTCCCTCAAGCAGTACTATGCCCTCGATATCTCGCAGGAGGAACGGGAGCAGAATTTCCGCAGGGGTCTTGCAGGTCTTGCAGATGCACTGAAGGCAAGAGCTGAAGCATAAAGGAAGGTGATGCTATGCCGGAAAATCAGGCAGCAGACGGCGAGGTTGTCTATCGTGTCCGTGCTGACACCAGTGATCTGAAGAAGGATCTGAAGGAATCTGAACAGGCGGCAAGACGATCGGCGGGGACTGTAGAAAACACCCTCGGGGTCGTGGAGGATGCCGCAGAGGAAGCAGCAGACAGCATGGCCGGAGCCATGAGAGAAGCCGCAGAAGCCATCGCAGATGCTGCGGATGCCGCTGCAGAGTCGGCGGAGGGACTGGGCGAATCAGCAGACGGTGCATCGGATCCTGTCAAAGGGTTCGGCGATGAGACCGAAAAAACCAGAAAGAAAACAAAATCCTTTGCGGAAGAGCTGGATGATATCAATGAGCTGCTGGAAAAGAACAGCAAGAATGCGGTTCTGACCGCCCAGAAAAAGAAAGTCCTTGCTGAGGCTGTGGAACAGACCACACGAGAGCTTGACGATCTGAAGGAAAAGCAGCAGGAAGTTGACAGAGCCTATCAGGCAGGAGAAATCCCTGACGAAGAATATCGGGCATTCCAGCGACAGATCATTGCCACGGAGCAGGAACTGCAGAACTACCGTGAAGAACTGGAGAAGGTCGGTAAAGCATCCGAAGAGGTCGCAGAGAAAACAGAAGGCGGCCTCAGCGATGCCCTCAGTTCTGTCGGCGGGGCACTCGGAACAGCAGGAAAAGTAGCCGGCGGTACGGTGCTTGCCGTGGGAGCGGCAGTCGTAGCCGGAGGCGTGGCAGCAGTCAATGTGGCGAATGATCTTGACAAGGCCATGAACAGCTTCACTGCCTCCACAGATGTGGCTGTGGAGGATATGGACCGGTATCGTGCGGTTATGGAGGACATCTATACCGACAATTTCGGCGAGAACTTTGAGGATATTGCGGCATCACTTGCACTTGTCAGGAAGAATCTTGGCGACATGAACGACGCCGATCTTACCCGTGTTACGGAAGCGGCTATCATGCTCAATGACACATTTGAGTATGACATTGTCGAGACCACCCGTGCTGCCAAGGCCATGATGGACAGCTTCGGCATCAACGGCTACAATGCCATGGGGCTGATTGCTGCGGGTGCGCAGAATGGTCTTGACTATTCCGATGAACTGATTGACAGCATTTCCGAGTATTCCGTGCAGTTTGCAAAGTTCGGTTTTACTGCGGACGACATGTTCCACATCATGGAAAAGGGCGCAGAATCCGGTGCATGGTCGCTTGATAAGATCGGCGATGCAGTCAAAGAACTTTCCATCAGAGCGATTGATGGCTCGGATGGGACAACCGCAGGCTTCGAGGCAGTCGGGCTCAGTGCCGATGCCATGAGTGCCAAGTTCGCACTCGGCGGCGATGCAGCAAAGACTGCGTTCTATGAGACGGTGGAAGCACTCGGGGCACTGGATGATCCCCTCGCACAGAACACCGCAGGCGTGGCACTGTTCGGCTCAATGTGGGAGGATCTGGGAACGGATGCCGTGACGGCACTTAACGAGATCGGCAGTGGCATCTACAACACAGAGGACGCCCTCGGTAAGATCAATGAGGTCAAATATGACGACCTCGGATCTATGTTTGAGGCATTGAGCCGCACGCTGGAAATGGTCATCCTGCCGATCGGCGAGGCCCTGATTCCGGTGCTGAACGAATTGCTCGAAGAGATTCTGCCGCTTCTGGAAAATTCGCTTGGCCCCATTGCAGAGCGTTTTCTGGACCTGATCGACCCGATTCTAACCCTTGCCAAAGAAGCGATTGAACCACTGGCAGCAGAGTTCGAGAAACTGGTCAGCGGAGAACTCCTGCCCTATCTGATCGAAACGCTTCTGCCGGAGCTGAAAAACATCGGCGAATCACTGAAACCGTTTTTTGAAGAATTCAAAACGGATATTCTGCCAAGGCTGACGGAACTTCTTACAGGCTTGTCCAAGGAAATTCTAACCCTTATTACTGACCTCCTGCCGCCCCTGCTGGATGTTGTCATGGCACTGCTTCCTGTGTTTCTGGATCTGGCAGAGATGCTCATCCCGATACTGGTTGATATTTTGAGAGAACTTGCTCCTGTCATTCAGGACCTTGTCCCCATCATCGAGCTCCTGGCCGAATACCTCGGTATCTCCCTGAAAGCCGCCATTGAGATGGTCATGCCTGTCATTGAGGACTGCATGGAGATCATTGCCATGCTTGGTGACTCTTGGGCGGCGGCAGCTGATCTCATCAATGCCATCATTGAGGGGGACTGGAAGACCATGTGGGCAAGTGCTGGGAAAATTTTCGAAAACGCCATGAACGGGCTGCCTATGATTGCAGAAACAGTGCTGAATCTGCTTGTCGGGATGCTGAATGCGTCCATCAATGGCATTAACATGGTGACCGGCAAATTCGGCATTGACGCCATCCCCAACATCCCCGTGGTCAAGCTGCCGAAATTCCACACGGGCGGCATCATCGATTATGAAATGGGAGCAGAAGTGCCCATCCTTGCGCAAAGCGGGGAGATGGTGCTGACGCAGGCACAGCAGCGGCGCCTTTTTGAAATCGCAAACGGGCTTACTGTTCAGCCGGAAAAGCATTTGTCTGCGCTGGATCCCACTGACACTGTGGAAGGGGAGCAGCCTGTTGTCAATTATTACATCCAGTTGCAGGTCGGTGAGGAAATCGTTGCCGATGCCGTCACAACCAAGGTGGACATGCAGCAGGGTGTGAATCTCGTACTGAAACAGAGGGGGCTTGCAAAATGATCGGAATCGAAGTGAATGGTCTGCATTCGTGGTCGGCGTTCCGGTGCCGTGTGGCATCAAGGAACATCGGGCAGGCCAAAAAGAACCGCATTACAGAGCGGGTGCCCCACAGCAATGCAGTGTACAATTTCAGCACTATCTGCGGCGCACAGACCTATGGAGAACGTACATTAAAATATGTGCTGGTATTCCTGTGCGACAATGGGACGGAAGCCCGGAATCGCATCCGCTGCATCCGGAATTGGTTGGATTACAGCGGATATCAGAAGCTCTATGACGACATGGAGCCAGATATTTATTACATGGCAGAAGCCACGGATGTGAATATCACAGAGCAGAACAACCTGTACAAGATCAGTGTGACTTTTGCGGCTGAACCGCATGCATATCCCCGCTACCCCTCCACCCCCTCCACCAGCCGCTACCCAGACCTCAACGCCGACGGCATTGTGGACGCCAATGACGGTGCCATTGCGCTGGCAGCGGCCGCTCAGATCGGGGCGGGCAATCCCTCCGGCCTGACACCGGAGCAGGAAGCCCTTGCCGACACTGACGGGGACGGCGTCCTCGATGCGGTCGATGCCAACAACATCATGCGTTTTGCCGCCCTTGCAGGTGCAGGCAACTACGATAACGATCAGGCAGGCTGGACACGATACATGAATGACCAGCTCGCACAGGAGGAGGGCATCATCTGATGTACGAAATTGATATCAGAAACGGCGTGACCACGCAGAAGCTCCACGAGCTGTCTCCCGACAGTCTCCAGCGTGCGGCATCCGGCCAGCTCACCGAAGAAGCGGGGCTGATTCCTGCCTTTACTTTTAGCGTATATCCCCAGAACACCTGCTATGACGCACTCCGTGAGATGCAAACCTTTGTCACGCTGACCAACACCAAGACTGGCGAAGCGGAATTCCGTGGCCGTGTGCTTCGGATCAGCGATACCATGAACCAGAACGGCGTCATCGGAAAAACCGTCACCTGTGAGGGAGAGCTGGGCTATCTCTGCGACTCCTGCCTGCTCTACATGGACTATGGCACGGTGGACATCCTCATTTTCCTCAATTCCGTACTCGCACGCCACAATGCCCTTGTGGCTGAGGCGCAGCAGATCAGGATGGGACAGTGCGACATCCATGGCGTGCTGCCCGTGAAGACCCTCGGGCGCAGGACACTCGAGGAAATCAAGGCGAATCTTGTGGATGTGCTCGGCGGTGAGCTGTCCATCCGTCATGTGGATGGCGTGCGGTATCTGGACTACCTGAAGGCATCCGGCGTGCGCTCATCCGTGGCGATCGAGCTGACGAAGAATATGAAATCCCTCTCCCGCAGTCAGGATGCCACCTCCATGATCACCCGTCTCATGCCCCTTGGTGCAAGGCTCAGCGACGAGACGGAGGAACGCCTGACCATTGCGGGCGTGAACATGAACTGCCCGTATATCGACGATGTGACGGCTCTGGAAAAATACGGCGTCCTTTGCGGTGTGGCCGAGTTTGACGATGTCACAGACCCCGCCGTACTCATGGAGCGGGGCAGGGAGTACCTCGCACAGAATAACCGCATCAAAAAGGCATACCGTGTCGAGGCGCTCGATCTCTCCACGATCGGACTGGATCCGGCAGCCTTCCGGCTCTGCAATACGCATCCGGTGCGCAATCCCGTCATGGGCGTGGATGAGTGGCTGCGCATCTACAAGCGCACGGTGGACATCTACAAGCCCTACGCCCCCGCCCTCGAGTTTGGTGACAAGCAGGAGGCACTGACCGACCTGAATGTCCGGACAGCGAACTATATCAAGTATGAGGCTCCCCAGCAGCGCACCGAAATCCTGACGCTTGCCAAGGAAAACGCCACCGCCCTCATTCAGGCGGGCATCAAGGGCTATGTCGTCGTGAACGGCAATGAGCTCCTCGTCATGGACACCCCTGACAAGGCGACTGCGCAGAAGGTCTGGCGGTGGAATACGGGCGGTTTTGGCTACAGCAGCACCGGCTATGACGGGACATACGGCACGGCCATCACCATGGACGGTGCCATTGTGGCGGACTTTATCACAGCGGGCGTGCTGCGGGGCATCGAGATCACGAACGGCGACGGGACGTTCCGTGTGGATCCGGACGGCAACTGCTTTGCCGAGAGCATCAACATCACCGGCGGCAGCATCCATATCAACACGGGAGATGAGACCTACAGCGTCATTGAGCTCAACAGCGGGGCGTGGCATGCAAAATATGCCCCACTTGAATGGAGATTGTCGAATGACAGTACGGGTGCGGAAATTGTTGCACAAGCGGGTGCGATTTTCTTTTATCGGGGCGGGCAAAGCACAGCACATTTTTCTTCCGACGGTTTGATGCGATGCACGAGCATCACAGCCAGCGGCTCAGTAAGTTGCACGAGCATCACAGCCAGCGGCTCAGTAAGTTGCACGAGCATTCTGTGTGACGAGCTGAAAGAAGAGCTGACCAATATCAAAGAGCGTATTGCCGCTCTGGAAGGAGGCACATAGTTTGAAATTCTACAAAGAACTCCCCTATAGTGAGGCACTGGCAGGGGACACACTGGGGCCGTTCCGGATCGTGCCGGTGGTGGAGCAGGACGGGGAGCGCACACGCCTCGATGTGACAGGCTGCAGCATGCAGCTGCTGCTTGCCTCGGAAGACAGACCTGCGGATGCGGTGCTGACGCTCGACTGCGAGATTGTGGACGGTGCCTTTGAGGTGACCGTGCTGAGCAGTGCGACAGCCGGACTGCGGGGCGGCTACCGGATGCACTTTGCACTGCGCAAGGGCGAAAAGGTGCACCGCAAGCTGATGGGCAGACTGTATTTCCATCCCGTCCCGCTGGGAGGTGCTGTATGAGTGAGTTTGTAATCGGCCGCATTGATTTTGAGTTTGCACTCGGAACGGCAGCAGGGGAGAGCTCAGGCACCACCCTCCCCCACCCCGCCGCTGCATCGGCAGCGAGTCGGATTGCACCCATCCCCGATGTTCTCAGCGGCATCATGACCATGACAGAGGAGGCAACCTAATGGCAATCACGAAACTGACGGCACAAACCACCGCCCAGGACATGACGCCCCTGCTCGACATCCTGCAGACACACGCCGTGCCCGCTTACTTTGACAGCGTTGAGCTTGTGGAGGGCGACACCAACCAGAGCATCAGCTGCAAGGTGGGCGGTACCGAGATTCTGCGCATCTGGGCGGATATCCTTGGTACGGGTACATCGACAAACTACGGCTTTACCATCACCCACCCCGACGCCAGCACCACCCAGCTCTATGCGGGCTATGGCTCCACCGGCTACACCGACAGCGTCTATGTGTGCAGCAACGCCCTGTTGCTCGTGCCACACAGCCAGACAAATAACGGCGTGGTGATCTGCAAGGATACGGGCGGTGCCACAGCACTGGCACTGTATACCATGGACAAGAGATCACAGCGGCATAACGGTTCACAGGGTATGAGTTACTCCGAGTCCACCTATGGCCTGTGGGCTGTTTCGGCAGCGGACACCGCACCGGCACCGTATAACGTATACCTGAACAATGCCGACAGCGTCACCGGCTGTACAGCGCTGTGTCCCATCTACACGCAGACCGGCAGCCTGCAGCATGTCTGGCAGCCCTTGCAGCGACAGTTTGCAGAGGTGGCCGCACCGATGGTAACCGAGATGGACGGCAAGCGGTACCTGTGCACCCGTGGCTTTGTGATTCTGGATAGTTAATAGTTAGGAGGTGGGAATATGCAGTATATGATTATGATTCTGATCGTGCTGGGGCTTGCGATCGCAGATTTTGCAACGGGCTACATCAAGGCCTATTGCACAAACACGGTCAACAGCCAGAAGATGCGGCATGGCGGCATGAACAAGCTCGGCGAGCTGATTGTGATGCTGACAGCCTGCGGACTGGATATCGGCATCCATGCGCTGGGGCAGTATTATCAGGCGGCGGAGCTTGCGGAGATCGCAGGCGTGGTGACGGCATTTGCGGTGTTTGCGTATATCGTCCTGATGGAACTGGTGTCCATCCTCGAAAACTACGCCGCTGTCAATCCGGATGCGCAGTGGGCGGCACGGATGATTAAGCGGCTGAAGAGTGCGAATGAAGATGAGGAGGAAAACATATGACAAATCTCGAAAATTTAAAAAAGCTTGCGGAGGGTCTGGGTGCTGATGCGAGCAAGTCCAGCACGAATCTCAGTGCGCTGAACGTGATTTCTAAGGCGTTGGGCGGCTCGGGTGATGCGCAGACGAATGCGGAGGCGATCTTTGACATTGTAGGTGCATCTCTTGATGAAATGGCATCTCCTGCGATGCTGAAAGGCATCATCGACCGCACTGTGACAGAGGTCGTGATTCCGGAGGGGACAACGGAAATCGGTTCATATAGCCTTTATTCATGCACTAATTTGGAAAATGTCCAGTTCCCTACAACCGTATCCACCGTAAAAAACAATGCTTTTGCAGGATGCACAAGTCTGAAAGCAGCCAATTTTCTTGAAGGCGTTGAGAGCATCGGTGCAAGTGCTTTCGGCGGCTGTATGGCACTCGAAACGGTGACGCTCCCGAACAGCGTACACAGTATCGCAAGTTCGGCATTTGGTGGATGCGCTGCGTTGAAATCCTTTAAAGTCACAGAGGGGAGCAGCGACAATGTGACTATCCCTGAAAATGCAACAGGGATTAAAAGCAACACAATTTCCAGCGGAACAATGCTTGAAACTATTGAAATTCCCGCCGCAATTGCGAAAATTGAAGCGGGGGCTTTTGCGGGTGCTACAAATGTAAAAACAATCAAGCTGTCCGCCGCATTGCATACAATCCATAACGTGCTCGGTGGAAACAACACAAGCCTGACTACAGTGACCACATCTTACGGAGCAGAAGTAAGTACTCCAGATGATGCGGTAGGCATGGTGGCAAGTTTTGCAGGGTGTTCGGCTCTTACCTATGCGGAAATCCCTGATGCGATCACAACAATTGGAGATTCTGCTTTTGCAGGATGCACAAAACTGGAGGCAGTCGTACTTCCGAAGAACCTCAAGGAAATCGCCCGTGATTCCGGAAACCCCTTTGCAGGTTGTCCGCTCAAAAGCATGAAAACAAGAGATAATCAGGATTCTGAATTTGACATTGATTTCCCTGACGGATTTACAACGCTCTGCGATTTGGCACTTGCAGGGGCAAGCGGATTCACAAGCGTGCATTTTCCGTCCACTACAGCAAGCATCGGTGCAAGTGCTTTCGGCGGCGTTTCCACGCTGACAAAGATCGTGATCGACAAACCCGAAAACAGCATCGAGGGCGCACCGTGGGGCGCTACGAATGCAACGGTCAACTGGCTGGGCTAAAAACAAAACGAAGCGGAAGGAAGAATGAACTATGGGAAAAATCTGTTTTATCGTAGGACACGGCGAATCCAAAAGCGGCGGCTATGATCCCGGCGCAGTTTCCGGCGGCTTCCATGAATTCAAGATCGCCCGGGAAATTGTGCGATATGCAACGGAGTATTACAACAAAACATACACCGAAGCAGCGGAACCGATGAACTATAATGGCAATCTGTACTTGACAGAGAGGATCAAGGCCGTCAATGCTGACAGTTATGATTTTGTTGCAGAAGTCCACCTGAACGCCGGTGGCGGAACCGGCACTGAATGCTTTTACCACATCGGCAGCAGTGAGGGCAAGAGATACGCAGAAGCCATCACAAAGGCAATTGCAGCGGCTTTCGGAGTGAAGAACCGTGGCGCAAAGACAAAGGCAAATTCAAGCGGAAAGGATTATTTTGCAATCATCCGTGAAACAAAGCCCACGGCGGTTTTGATTGAAACGCTGTTCATTGACTCTTCCGACCTAAAGCACCTTGACGAAACAGCAGAACAGAAGAAATGCGGTGAAGCCATTGCAAAGGCTGTTGCAGAAGTCAGGGGCGCAAAAAAGAAGGCTGTGACCGATGCCACAGCAACAACGGAGCCGGGCAAGCTGTACCGTGTACAGGTGGGCGCATTTGGCAAGCGTGAGAATGCGGAAGCGATGATGCAGAAGCTTAAAGCGGCCGGATTCGGCGATACAATCATCAAAGAATCTTAA